GAAGTTCTAGCTGGTAAAGATACTGCTTTAACGAGAAATTGTATATTTGCAGGATCGGGAGTATCGGTAATATTGGGATCGGTTAGTAAACCACTTGGTGGTGTAATTTCAACAGTATATCTATTTCTCTTTGCAAAATATCCCTTTGCGCCTACTTTACTTATAAATTCACTTATTCCAAATTCTGAAAATGGTGCACCAGTATTCATTAAAACCTTTCTCTGCTATGTGTCCATACCATGTTGTTATTTACACCTTGTGTTTGAGATTTAAATCTTTCAACAGGTAAAAATAGTGCAGATTCCCACTCGGTAGCATTAACGTGAATAAATTGTGATTTAACTTTACCATTTAAATATCGATGTATAGTTGGTCTTGCTCTTTTAGCTCTACCTCTCATAAATCCTTTTAACATATTATATGTTAATCGTAATTTAGTATTTTCATCATAATTTGTATCGCTCGCAAATTCTTTGAGTTGATCCATTAATATTGCTCTATCTTTTGGAGCAAGATAATGCATGTTCAAACCAAGAAATCCATCAGAAAAACTCTTAATAGGAAAAACTAAAGGAAACGTATCATACCAGGGAAGAGTTTTTTTATGTTTAGGATTATAAAAGAAAAAATACATATTTCCAAGATATGCTTGTGGAGAATAATCTCCTTGTGCTATAATGCTTTGTGGAGTTTCAGAAGAAAGTGATCTTCTTATACCCGTTACTCCATAATTCTCAATCATTGAACGAAACCAGCTTATCGCAGCTCGCATTTGCGCAGTGGCCTGACCTGTTCCAATTACATCCCTTAATTTTTCTAAATACGTTTGTTCTTCTGCCATAATATAACTATTTAGTATTATTGAGAGTATCTTCTGTTAGGATTTGCCATTTCCATCCTCTCTTTTCACATACTATTTCAGCGGCTTTCCATTTGGCCTCATTGATTCCCCATGTCTTAACTTCTTTTAGGTATCTTCTTTTATGTTTGGGATTAAGTTTTGGTGGTTTTGTCTGTTTCTTTGGTTTAATCTCTATTAGTGTCTCACCTTTAGCGGTTTTAACCCAAAAGTCAGGGAAATATCGATGCCATTTACCATCGATTGGACTTTTATATGGTATAATTATTTCCTCACTAGACCATCGCAAGACTTCAGGTTGTCGATCAAGGTATTTCATGAACTTTAATTCCCACCCAGATCGATATCGAATATCACTTGTATCACCTTTATATTTGTCTCTATTTTGAGGACGAAATTTTCCTTTGTATGCCATATAAATATATAGATAGTTCAATAATACCAATTAAATAATAATGGAGAAAATTAATGCCAGGTCAATCTGATTATTCGCCACCACCAGAAGAATCGGCTTCACAGGAAGTACAATATTACGAATATCCTTCTTCTTTACTTGCTCACTCTGAAGGACAGAGTGGAGATGCATCGATGGATAATTATATGATGTTTGAAGCTAAAGATTTTAAATTGCAAAAACCAACACTTAATATAGCAATGTATATTCCTGGAGGCGCATTAAATACATCTTATAAATCATCCTATGAAACTGTACAATTAGGTGGTGCAGGTTCGGTAGCACAAGACGTTGCTGGAGCAGTAGAAAAGGCCGTTAGTTCAGAAGCAGGATTTAGTTTGGATGCATTTACAAAGATTGCAGGAGCAACACAATCTGGTTTACAAAGTGAATTAGGAACAGTAGGTACACTTAAAATGGCAGATAAAGTAAGTGGAATCGGTGGCCTGGAGGGTACGAGGACTTTAATGGAACGAGCAACCGGCGCTGTACTTAATCCATTTTCTGTTGCAGCATATAAAGGTCCTACTGATATGAGAGATTTTACTTTTGATTTTCAAATGTTACCACAAAATGAAGATGAATCTAAATCTTGTTTAAAAATTGCAAATGCATTTAAAAAGGCCATGTTACCTTCACATGCGGGTGGAGATAGTAGTACTGCACCTTCAATGTTGTTTGGATATCCTGATACTTTTGAAATTACGTTTTATATTGGTGGAAAAAAGTTACCAGACTCCAATAAGAATCCCATGTTTAATATAGGAAAATCTGTATTAACCGCTTGTGAATTAAATTTTGATACAGAAAATGTACCTTTATTTTTTAAGGGAACACAATATCCTGTTTCCATAGCGATGAAACTTTCGTTTATGGAATTAGATATAATGTACAGAGAAAAAATAGATAAAGGAATGTAAGAGGAGAGATTAACTATGTCAGAATATTTTATGCATTATCCACAAATAAATTATGATATTTCTGGGGCTAGACCTATAAAGACTAAGACCGCTATTAACATTATGGTTAAAGCGAAAATAAGACAAATACTTACAAGTTCTATTGTTAATTATTTTCCCTATACAATACCAGAATCAGAAAGACCAGATGTAACCGCATTTAAAATGTATGGTGATGTAAAATATACATGGTTAATATTTTTGATTAATGATATACAAGATCCCGTTTTTGACTGGCCATTAAATTCTAGGGAATTTGGAAATTTTATTAGTGATAAGTATGGTACTCTTAATGATGCTCAGAATACTATACATCACTATGAACAAATTGTTAGAACTAGAATAGAAGCAACTGGAACATCAGAAGCACTTCCTGAAAAGGTTATTGAAGTTGATGTAACATCGTATAATGCACTTGATGCGGCAGATAGAAAAATTGTATATTGTTATGATTGGGAAGTAACACGAAATGATGATAAACGAACTATTAAGTTAATTGATCAGAAATATGTTTCAGACATACTCTCTGAACATTCGGAGAAACTTGGATAATGTCTAATCAATTTACTGTTATCGATAGAGATAATAAGGGAATAGGTGTAACTCCTGAAACCACAGATCATGGAACAAAATCTGAATTTCTAAAAAATCCACAACAAGGACAACTCCCTTCATTTCCTGGCGATTTTGAACTTCAAAAACTTACCATCACTTCTCCCCATAAAAAAGGTTATATTGATTTGAAGGCTGCGTGGTCAGATTTTAATATCTATGAAAATCTTTTTAGAAATTATCTTACCGCAGATATACAAATAGTAGATGGTGTTGGATTAATGGAAAGTCTTCCTATTATTGGTGAAGAAACTATAGAGATTCAAGTAAAAACAAAAGGTATTGTAAAACAAAGACCACCTGAAACTAATCATCCAGGACCGTTTGAAGGTAGTCAAAATGAAGGAAGACTTAGTTTAAAGTTTAGAGTAGTTAAAATTCATAACATTACCAAACTTAATGATCAGATGATGACTTATACATTAAATTTAGTTTCTGAAGAAGCTATTTTAAATTTAAAGAAAAAAGTTAGAAAATCAGCATTAGATCCAGCTCAAAATTTTGAACCAAGTACAATATCTAAGTTAGTTGAAAGACTTTATAGACAATTTTTTAAAAGGGGTAGACCAGACGCGAAAAAAATCTTTATTGAGCCCACTAAAAATAATACAGATTTAATTATACCAAATCAAACACCATTTAAAGCCTTTAATTTTTTGGCATCAAGAGCAGTTGCAAAGGAAAAACATGCAGTTGGATCTAGTTTTGTTTTTTATGAAACTATAAGAGGATTCTTTTTTATTTCTTTGGAAACTCTTATGGTGGGTGGTGGTTTAGGATATCGTACTTCAGAGGCACAAGGTCCTCCTAGTCAAAGAACATCCGGAGGAGAAATAGTATATACAATACCTGAAGATCCTGTAAAAGAAACTTATGTAGTTCAACCTAAAAGATTAGGAATTGAAAAAAGTGAACCTAAAAATGTGGCAATAGAAATGACTGCCGTTGATCAATATGAATTTTCTTCTAATTTTGATATTATGGAAAATCTACAAAAAGGAATGTATGCTAATAGGTTACTTACTCATGATTTAATTAGAATGAAATATGATACATTAGATTTTAATTTGGTAAATAAAGTGGCATTGAAGAGACAGTTTAAAAAGAATGATAATATCGGTGCAGAAGAGGTAATAGAATTTTTAGAACAATCTGAAGATGCAAAAAACTTTACTGATAAATTTACTCATTTAGGAAAAGGAAAATTAGCTACTGAAAAACAAGATGCATTAGGTTCACCTGAATCGGTAATAGCTTTTTATCCTACTAATTTTGCACATGATGAAGTATTTAAAGAATCAATAGGAACACAAGGAGTTCATGGAGAATCTAAAGAAGAAGCAACTCCTAATATTCAACCAAATAGAGTAGAACAATGGATGCAATCAAGAATGGTTCAAAGTCAAGAAATTGATAATATTAAATTAAATATTAGGGCGCCTGGATTATCTACTAGAACAGTAGGAGATCTAATTGAATTTAAATTACCTACACAATATCTTGAAGATAGAGATGGACGGACACAATCACAACATCATACGTATTTAAGTGGATATTATTTAATTACCAAATTACGACATCATTTCAATAAAGAAAAATATGAAATACAATTTGAAGCAGTAAAAGATTCATTAAATAAATCTGTTGGTAAAGATAGATCAGCTCCAGAGGCCAGTTCAAGTTCAACTCAAACTGCTGAAGAATTTACTAGTAGTAGAGTAGCAGATTTTCAAAAAACAGGTGATACAAGTAGAGGGTTTTAATATATGTCATATTTTATGGGAAAAGATGGATTTGTTTGGTGGCAAGGAGTTGTCGAAGACCGCCATGATCCCCTCTTTCTTGGTAGATGTAAAATTAGAATATTAGGATGGCATTCAGAAGATAAGAATGATCAACCTACTATTGGTTTGCCGTGGGCGTATCCTGTTGCTCCAATTACTTCAGCAAGTCAAACAGGAGTAGGTACAACACCATTAGGTCCAGTAGAAGGAACGTGGGTAGTAGGATTTTATCGCGATGGTGAAGCAGGACAAGAACCGATGTTTTTTGGAACGATTGGTGGTATTCCAGAATTAGATGCAAAGGGAGTTAATAATGATGGAACATCAGTAGGTGGTCAAGGGTTTCTAGATCCAAGAAGAAAAAAAGGTGACATAGAGCCTGGCAATGAACCTGGACATGATGGGTTTGTTGATGAATTAGGACCGAGAAATTTAGCTTATGAACAAGGAGTTGATCTTGTTCCAAGAGAACCTGCAACTATTATTCATAATTCTAATCCTAATCCCTCAGAAGCTGCCGATTCAGTTACACTTGGTTCAGGCACTACTGTAAAAGGAATAGCAGTAAAAAACTTAATAACTAAAACTGGAGTTGCAACTCCAAATGCACCATATACTGTTAAAATTGTAGAACAACCAATACGTTCAACATATCCTAATACTGGTTTAGCAAATACAGAACTTTCAACTACAAGGGCTACAAACTATTTAAAAGAACCTACTACAAATAGATTGGCTAGAGGTATCCGTGGAAATACAGATACAAGTG